TCCTGATACACTTGTTGAATAAGTAACAGCTAAAGCATCTATAGTATAATCTTGTAAGGTAACTGAAGCTACTGTATCAGTTACAGTTACAACAGTTGTATTAACAGACCATAAAGATATACCTCTATTCTGCCAATCATTTAACATTAAATTAATTGATCTTCTAGCAGAAGCAGGTGTATGCCCTAATGTTTCTTCGCCACCAATCATCTCAGTAGCTTCTTGAATTACTTCATCTATATCTAAATTAAAATTATATGTACCTGATGTTGCCATTATTTTATTTTTTTCATTAGTTTAGCTAAATATTTAGCATGAGAAGCGTGCATTTTAGAAGCTTTTTTTAAAGCTCCAGTAATTTCTTTTAGTTTATTTTTTACTGGTTTATCTTTTTTATTTAACATTTAACATTTCCATCTTTTTCTAGCTTGTCTTAATCTTGAGTTAGGATTCTTAGCTGCTTTAGGAAACTTCTTCATTTGTCCTGCAGATCTAGCACAGTAACTCTTTCTTCTTTTAGCAGCTTTACTACCTTTTTTAACTGTTCCTGTTACAGCAGTTTTTAATTTACTTCCAGGATTTTGTGCTCTATATTTTGCTACACCTTTAGCAGTAAGTCCAGCACCTTTTTTAGTAGGTCTCTTTTGACCACCTTTAATGGTCATGCCTTTCATATTACTTTTTTTTCTTGGCACTTTTTGGAAAACCTTTCTTCATATTACCATAAGCTTTTTTAGTAATAGTACTATTCTTTTTAGATCTACTAATTCCTAATTTTTTTCTTTTATTAATATTTGCATATAAACTCATTTCTTAACTAAACTTCCACCAAAATATAAACCAATAATTGCTGACATAAGATGTGTATCTAAAGGAGTAATAATAACACCATTATGTATCTTATCCATAACAATTTCTTTCTGTTCTATTAAAAACCAAAAGCCAGGTTGTAGTTCTGTCCATGTTAAAATAACAGTTGTATCAGTAAATACAGGAACTAATTTAGGAAAAGCAATAATAAAAAATACTGCAGTTAATGCAATAATTCTTCTAGTAAATTGAAATCCTTTATTGTCAAACTTTCTTGCTTTGTCAATTTCATCCATTTGAAATTTAGCTCTAGCCATTAAAAGCTTTTGTTGTTCTTGTTTAGCTTTTATGCTTTGACTCCACATAGACATAACACCACCTAGTACACTAGAACCTAGCATGGTTATCATTTCAACTGGTAGACCACCTAACATTAATATTTAATCTTTCCACCATACATTTTATTAATTAGATCTTGACCTGAGTTATCTACATTATAAATTTTACCACCACCTTTAAATCCTCTAGCAGAATTAACCATTATCTTTTTTCTAGGTTTACCTGGTCTATCAACTACTTTTACTTTTTTATTAGTTGGATTTCTATGAGGAGCAGTTACCATTTTATATTTAGTTGTTTCTTTTACTTTAGGTGGAGTATTTGCACGAAGTCCTGTTCCACCAGAAGTCTTTTTTGAAGTTGTAGTTTTTTTAGATTTTTTATCAACTTTATCTTTTTTAGGTAGAATATTTGTACGAAGTCCTGTTCTTGTTACAGTAATATTTTTTGAAGTTTTAGTTTCTTTTCGTTTAGGATGTCCTAGTTTATCTTCTGTAGAAGATGAAGTAGCTTTTTCTTTAGGATAAGGAGATTTATCACCAACAGAAGCTCCAGAAGATTGTCGTATTTTATACATATTATTAGCTCTACTATTTGATCCTAGTATATTTCTACCTGTTGCTGAATTTGAACGTCTTTTTTTATTTCTTTTAGCTGCTGCTTCTGATAATGCCATTTATAAATTCCTTATTTTTTTTCTCTAATCCAGAAACCTGCTACACCTGCAGCTCCACAACAAAGCATAACAATACTCTGCCATAGATCACTTGATATATTTACACCTATCATAGCTAGTACACCTGTTAAGGCTGCATAAGATGATGGTTCTTTAAATCTTTTTATTATATCATTCATTTTACTTTTCCTCCATATTGTTTAGCAACCATTTGTTGCCCTGAATTATTTACTTTATAGACTTTACCACCCATAGGTCTTTTAGTAACTTTGCCACCCATTTTTTTAGTTATTCCCATTAAACCAAATGGCATAGGTTTCTTAACTTTATTTTTATTTTTTGCTTCCCTATATTTTTTTAGCTTAGCTTCTTTATTAGCTTTTCTATTTCTTTTAATTGCTCCTTGTGATAGTGCCATCTATTTCTTCCTTATTTTTTTGCCATAAGTTTTTTTAAACTTCTTATAAACTTTAGGCTTGTTGATTGCTAAATATGTTCTTTGTTTCTTAGATTTAAAAGGCACTACTTGTAGCCTTTACCATAACCACGAAGAGCTTTACCAACTCCTATAGGTCCTCCATGTTTACGTGCTACAGTATTCTTATATACTTTACCACCAGATTTTTTACCCATAAGTGCTTGTACTTCTTTTAATTCTTGAGGACTTATTATTCCATCTCTACCATATAATACTTCCATAACTTCTTCTGGAGTTACAGCATAGTCACCTGTATTAACAACTTCACCTTTATTATTAATTTTAATAGAACCTTGTTTTACAAGTCTACGTACTTGTGCTGCAGAAAGTTCTTTTCTAGTAGGTGGTATATGTTTAGATTTTAATCGACCTCTTGAATCTCTTTTACCACCTGCAGTACTTTTACCTACTTCAGAAGCTGTATCTCTTTCCTGTGCTCTTTGAAGTTGTCTAATTTCTTTTTTTTGTTTTTTGGTATAAGTAATTTTTTCTTTAGGTTTTTGTGGAAAAACTGCAGCACCTTTTGGATTTTTCTTTTTACTAATAGCTTTTTCTAATTTTTCTTTATTAGTTTTACGACCACGTTTAGATTTACGACCAGGCTTAACTAATCCTTTTAATGCTTTAACTGCTATTGATGCTACCATTTACTTAACCTTTCTTATAGCCTTTACCAAAACCACGAAGAGCAGATCCTACTCCTATAGCTCCACCATGTTTACGAGATACAGTATTCTTATATACTTTTCCACCCATAGGTTTTTTAACTATAGGTCCACCAGATTTTCTTCCAGCATAGTCTGCATCCCAATCAGCTAAATCTTTAAATTTTCGAGAGTTCATAATTTTATTAGCTTCTTTTATTTTTCCTTGTGCTCTTAAATCTTCTACTTTATCCACTAATTTTTCAAACGCTTCTTTCTTACCTTTATATCTTGCACCTCTTACTGCAGAACCCATCTTACCACTATGATCCATTACTACTGAACGATCAGGAGTTTTTACTTTAGATTTTTTTGTAGAAGTTTTTTTACCTTTTGCTTTAGCTTTAGATACTGCTCTAACTACTTTAGTTGCTGCTGATAATAAACCCACTTACTTAACTCCAAGAGTAGGAGAGTTTGTAACTCCACCTATATCAAATGATTCTCCTTGAGGATAAGATGCATCTACAACAGCTTCTATTTTTCCTTGTACTGCAGGTCCTTTACGAGCTGCTCCAAATCCTTGTCCTGTAGGTTTACCTGATAGTTTATCAGAAGGTACTAATCCTAGACTTCCTACATTTCTACCTTGTGAACCAATTATAAATTCTTTATCCATTTTTATTTCTCCTTATTTATATAATGATGCAACAAAATCAGAACCTGATCCTATTTGTCCACCTGTTTTTCTTTTAGTAATTTTAGGAGCTTTAGCGATTTGACCACCTTTTTTATCTCCCCAAAATGCTCTTTCATTCTTATATCCAAAATCTCCACCATAATATTGCTTGAATAATTTTAATTGAATATTTCGAGGTAATGAATCAAAAGGCATTTGTCTTACATGTTTTCGAGTTCCATCTGAATCTCTAAAAGTCATATTACCTGCAACTTGTATTAATTTTTCTTTATCTTTTTTCTTTAATTTTCCAGGCATTTCTACCTGTTTTTTTACGTTTGATTTATTAATAGCCATTAATTTGCTCCTTGTATAACTGGCGTTGGTCCACCTGTAGGACTTGCTGGTGTTTCCATATCATCTCTTCTAGTACGTCTTGCTTGATTACGTAAAGCATCTATTGAATTTTTATAAGTAGTTTCCCATGCTTGAACTACTTGAAAATCTTTTATAAAATAATTAGCTTCTATCATACAGGCATTAAATAAAGCGTTATAACAACTCTCACTAAAGTAATTTGAAGTTGTTGCACTTGTATCTGTTGCACTTGCTAAAGCTAATGGTTGTTTTGTATATTGAACTTCCCCTGTTAAAGTGGAAGTAGGAGTAGGTACTATATAAATTTGTGTATTTGTTTTTCTTGCATAGTATCTTGGAGTTCCTACAGA